CCCTTTGTAAGTAGCCCCGAAAACCGAGGCTCTTGCGAATGCTTCTTGTGCATGTGTTTCTCCTTCCCAGAAGTATCTATCTCTGAGTGTATCTAGACTAAATTTATCAAATTCTTTTTCTTTATTATAGTCTATTTCAATTCCTAAGTAAGGCTTAGTTCCTATTTTATCATCAACCATTATTTATTCTCCAAGTCATGGACATGTAACATAATTATACCATAATGTAACATTTTTAATAAATCTTTTTTATTTTTCCCTTCTTTGTTTCCATATCTTTTAGCATACTTCATAATGTTTCCAATACAAAATCCTTCTCCATGTCCTGCATCTACAATAACATCTGTTGCTTGATACTTATCCGAAGCATAATGTTGTCCGTATGTATCGTATATATATTTTTTTAATTCTACTAATAATTTATCTTCATTAAATTTATATTTCATTTCCATCCCTTTGGTAAAGTGTCTTCATTATACCATATAAAATTGTTTTTGTCAGCCCATTCTGCATGACTTCTTTTAGTTCCATCCTTTCTTCTTTTTGCTTGTGGCATAGGAGAGTATGGACTAGAAAATAAAAACACTAATTCTTGATTAGGTTTTAAAGCTTTTCTAATCCAAACATATTTATTGTATTCTTGATAATCCCAAAATCTACCTTTTGCTTCTAGTAAATATTCTTTATTACCAATAGTTTTTACAAAGTCTGGCTCATACTCATGTTCTACTATGTAAGAAACTTTATCAGAATGATGTTGCCAATCTTTTAAAATTGTAGTGTGCAGTTTATGTTCCCATTTAGAATCATATCCTTTAGGTACATCTTTTTCTTTTGGTCTTATTTTCCTAGGCTTTCTATATCCTGCCATGTAATATCCTGTAACTTTTTATTAGATTTTTTAATTCTTTGTGTAAACCATCTAGGTGTGTAAGCAGAAAGCATAATTTTTTTATTAATATATACATGTGTTTGTTCTGGTAAATATTTTTTAATATTTTTTACAGATAATTTTTTTTGCTCTTCTTCTACTAACATAGTTTTCAACCAATCAACAACTAAATTATTTGCTTTTACCCTTATTTGTTTTGCTTTTCTTCCGTTCATAATACTGTTGAGTCATAATTTTTAACAAGCTTCCAATAATTTAGTAAGCTGTTAAACATTTCTTTGTGTTTATAATGTGTATCTTTATCCCACACATGAGTTAAAACTAACTCTGTATCTGCTCTGTCAACAAATATAGATATTCTTTCAGGCTCTTCTATATTACAACCTTGTGCATAAGCTGACAGTTGCATACCATGTTCATCATATACTAAACGAGCAGAGTCTTTTCCTTTTAAATTATCTTTAGTTTTAAAGTCTATAAATATACCGGACTTAGAATATAAATCTATCTTACCACCATATCCTTCGTTAGCACAAAAAGAATCTTCTGCTATCCATTCTTCATTAGGATAGTTTGCATCTAACCAAGACTTAATAACTTTGTAAGGTTTTGTTTTAGCTCCACCTAAAAATCCTTTTTCTATTTGTGCATGTATTTTTGTACCTTGTTTTGCAGCATTCATTCCTACTTCTCTACCTGCATTCTTACACTTGTTTATATAATCTGGGTCATCTTTATCTAGATTTAAAGAAGCTTCTAAAGCTTGTGTAATCTTCCAGTTTTCTAATGAAGGCTTTGCTGCTATACCTATAATTGTAGTAACAGAAGGTACTAGCTTTTCTTTTTTAGCATCACGAAGAGTCGTGTTTCTTTCTTTACCATTAGCACCTACAATGGTATACATAGGTTCTCCGTTGTGGTCATACCAATGACCTGCTTCTGATTTATAATTACTCATCTTTTAAATCCTCAAATGTTTTGTAGACATCTGATGTAAATAGTTTTTGTATACTTACTAACCACATTCTACTTGCGTTGTTGTCTCCACCACTAACAGACTTTTTAAAGTCTAGTTTTTCTATTAACTGTTTTAATTTTGGTACATCAAATATAAATGTACAGAATATATCATCGCCAATACAAAGATTATGAAACCAATAATCAGATTCTGTAACTGCTATACCTGAAGGTTTACCATATGATTGGTATTCAATACATATGTTACCTGTTTTCATCCACATACCTCTTTCAGATTTCACTTCTATTTTTTTATCAGTAAACATTTCTGCTATTTTATCTTCTCTTATCTGACCATATTGTAAATCAATGTCAAATTTTTTCATATCTTTTTTAATGGGTTTCATACCAACTGTCTCCTATTTTGTATTCTCCGTCCAAAGGACATCTCATTTTATAAAAATTACCTGCTTCTTTTATAGCTCGAACTCCTGCTCTACCTACATAATCTGCTTGTGATTCTTTAACCTCTATTTGCCATTCATCGTGAATGTTGGCAACTATTTTAGCATCAATAGTATTTAGTTTCAAGTTTAAATCTAATAACTCTAATGCTTTTTTCATAACAATAGCACCACCACCTTGTAATAAACTATTAAGTGCAGCGTGTCTATGCCTGATTAATATTTTTCTCCCGTCTAAACCTTTTAGATATTTCTTTTGCGAAGCTCTATCAACTCGTTGTTTAAGAGTTCTAAGTGTTGGTAGACTAGCAAGAAAGCGTTCTCGCAATTGTTTACCTGCATCCCTGCTTCCTTTAATGATTCTTCCAATCTTTTCATCTCCAGCTCCGTAAACGAGTGCATAGATGAAAGTTTTCGCCTCATCTCTTGATTTAAGTCCAGCAAATCTTTGGTTAGCTGTATGAATGTCTCCGTTAATAATTTCATTTATATAATCCTCGTCAGCCATATAGTGTGCTAACATTCTTAATTCTAATCCACTTGCATCTATACCTACAAGTTTATATCCATTTGGTGTAGTCCAACAATCTCTACATTCTTTACCATAAGGACTGTAGACAGCAGGTACTTGAGCCATGTTAGGATTTCTGTGTGCCATTCTACCTGTAATAGCACCGGTAGAAATTACAGAACCATGAACTCTATTATCTTTTTTATTTACTGATTCTATCCAAGAATGTACTTGTGCTAATCTTTTTTGATACAATAAAAAGTCTGCTATAAGTTGAGCTTCTTTTATATGTGTAATCTTTTTGAGTGTGGTCTCATCTACGATAGCTTGACCAGTTGGAGTAAACTTATTTGGCTTCCAACCAAGCTCTTGTAATCTTTGACCTATTTGTTTTCTTGAGCCTAGATTAAACTCTTGAAGAGTCTTTCTCATGAAAGGTTTTTGCTCAAGTCTACCCTCTATTATATCTGTATATTCTTGTTCTGTCAATCCCTGTTTAGAAAGTTTACCGTCTTTTTTTAATTTAGGTGTAATTAATTTATCATCTATCCATATTGGTTTAAATGTTTCATGTACTTTGTTTTCTGTTTCTTTTAACTTAGAACTTAGTTCAGATGTGAGTAACATTGCTTTTTCATCATCAAATAAAAATCCATTTTGTTTTTGTTCTTCTAGTAAATATGTAACTTTGTGTTCTAAATCTATTGATTCTTTTGAAAATCCGATAGATTCTTTTTTTAAATAATTAAATAATTTAAAGTTTATACTTACATCTCGTTGACAATAAGATAACATATCATCATTGTAAGAATCCCATTCAGGAGATTCTTTTTTAGGTATACCTAACTTATACCCCCATTTAGCTATGCTGTGTCCTCCTTCTCTGTTGGGATTAAATAATCTGGATAGAACTAAAGTATCTACAACTTTGTCATGATGATATAAATCCACGCCTTTTAACTTTTTAATTACAGGTATATCAAATCCTATAATATTATGTCCAATTATTTTGTCTGCACTTTTTAATAATTGTATTCCTTCATCAATTTTATCTTCAGCATAATTATAAAACTTACCTTTGTCATCTATTGCTACAATACACCATATAACTGTAGGATTTAATCCGTCTGTTTCTATATCAAATACTAACTGCATTTTCTTCTACCTCAAATTCTGATATATCTTCCTCTGATAATCTGCCTGTGTCTTTATCATAGACTAATGAACTGGCTAATCCTACATCGCCTGTGTATCTAGATTTTAATACACGAAGCTTTGTTGTTCTTGCTTCAAGCTCATCATCTGATTGTTGATTTCTCTCTAATGCTATCACACAATCACTTAATTGTCCAATACTATTTGAACCACGAAGATGAGATAAAGATACTTCAATACCATTTTCATGTCCTTTGTTACCGTCAACTCTTCTTAGATGTGATACAAGAATTAGTCCTGCCCCTGTTTCTTCAACCAAGCTACGAAGTCTAGTCATAATAGAATCAATAGCTCTTCGTTCGTCTCCCTCATGCACAGCACTAACAAGCATATGTAAATGGTCTACCACAACCCACTTACAATCACAACCAACTATAAGATATCTAAGCTTTGCAAAGATGTCATCTATCTCGTTAGTGCCAAAGTGTGCATGAATGAATACCCTATCCTCCTCAAATACTTTATCAAACATTTGCATAATAGTTTCTTTATCAAACTTTTCTCGTTCTTGGTCAATGTAAAGTCTTGCGTTAGCTTCGATAGAAAGTATACCGTCAACAGTTCTTTTCCAATCTTCTTCCAATGCAATCACACCTACATTATCTTCTGTTTGATTTATAAGCCAATGCTCTAACTCTCTGGTAACACTAGATTTACCTAACCCTGTGCCACCAGTAAGAGTTACGAGTTCTCCCTGCCTTAAACCATATAACTTTTTATTTAATCCTTCCCATGGAAAAGCTATACTCTCTTTCTTTTGTCTGTCAAAATAAGATACTTTTTTATCTGATACTTTTATAATACCACTAGGAGTATAAAGCTTTGCATCCCACCAAGCTCTTGTAAAGTCTTGATGTTTACCTTGCTTGAGCATATCATTAGGGTCTTTATATCCATTAGGTAATGTTACAATCTTTGCTTTTCCCGGTTTTAAAATTGTAGCTACTTTCTTTGCAGCTTCCTGTCCTTGCTTGTCTTTGTCAAAACATAGCACAACATTATCAAAACTTTCTACATATTCTAAACTTTCTTTTATATCTTTTACTGCAGATAAAGCTCCTCTCTTGATACTTACACAAGCCCACTTGCTACCTAATAATTCAAAGGCTGCCATAGCATCACACTCTCCTTCTGTGATAGTAAGATACTTGCCACCTTCCTTAAATAAATTTTGTCCAAACAATCCAGAGCCTTGTATAGAACCATTAAAAGAAAATCTTTTATCTTTTACATACCTAGTCTTTATAGCACATTGCTCATTGTTTATGTAGTAAGGATATAAATGCTGTGCCATTTGACCATTAGAGTCATAAATAACTTTTACTCCATACTTTTCTGCTGTTTCTTTTGTGATATTTCTATCAACTAATTTACCAAATATACCTCCATGTGGATTTACAATGGTAGTTGGTTGTTTATATTTTTCCATTGATGTTACCTTATTTTCATAATTACTATAAAACTTGCCACAACTAAAACATTTAGCTGACCCGTCTTCGTTTACTGATACAGCATCAGAACTGCCACACTCATGGCATGATACATGATACTTTACAAATTTATTTTGTTCCATAATACCCTCGTTAAATTAAAATGGAGAGGCGTTGTTCATATGACATCTAAGCCGATACTATGTATGGACTACTGTGCCAAACTGGATTTATACTTTAATAGCTATCCACATTTTACGCTAACCTCTCACTTGGAGATACGAATTAGTCTTCAGAATCTGTTGTTTCTTCTGCGACTTCTTCTTCTTTATTCTCTACCAAAGATTCAGGACAATCTTTTAAGAGGGCTTCTAGATTTGCCCTGTGTGTTGAACTGGTAAAGTTTAAAGCTTCTAACAAAACCTCAAGCTGACCTACTTTATTTATTATAACAGTAGCTTGAGTTCTAATATTTTCGTCTTCTACTTTTGATACATCATAAGTTGTTGTACCATTTTCATTGTTAATAGTTACAATCATATTAAAACTCCTCGCCATCCCCATAAGGGTCTAGCTCTGCTCCATCTTGAGATTTTAAAGGAACTAAATCTAAAACCTGCATAGCTTGGAAATCTAAACCTTTAAATGTTCCAAACTTATTTTCGGTTTCCCATTCGTTGTATTGAACTTTTACAGTAGAGCCATTACCTACGACTTCGTCCATAAGATTTTTCTCTCTGTCGAAAAGTTTAGGTGCTTGTCTGACCATGCCATTTGGACCATTAACTTTTCGTTTAATTGTTAAAGCTCTTCCAACATTTGTTGAAGCTCCTTGCTCATCTGTAATAGATAAGTCTTTTATTCTAAACCCACGAGCTTCAAAATCATTTGCAACTGAATCATCTACTACTAAATCAACTGTATACACAGGCTCAAAAGTAGTATTTGGTGTAGTTACTGAAGCCCAGTAAGCTTTTCCTTCTAATACTGCCATAAATTACCTCCTTTGGCTTTGTTATTGTGTTGCATTATACAACAAGTCATCATCAATGTCAAGTAAATTATCTAATTTATTTACATCAATATTCTCTAGTATTTCTACTAGAAATTTATCCCCGACTGTTTCAACAGTATGAGGTATACTTATACTATGATTTATATTTAAATAATCTACATAAGTATTAAATTGTTTATATTCTTCTCGTGTTAGTGTAGCTTTCATATTATGCTTCATTATCTAAATCCCATTTAACAATATTATTATCTCTACTAAATAATTTTTTCTTTTTTTGCTTATCTTTAAAAGCTAAAAACCATTTATCACCATTCCTTTCTGCATCTTTAAAGACTGCATTGGTAAATATAATTGGTATCAATACAGTAAGATGAACTACAATACTTGTAACAATATCGTAGCCATACCAACCTAAATAATATGTAGCAATAAATCCAAAAAATATCGACCACACTGTAAACAATACTAACATAAAATATGCCTGTAAAGAAGGTTCATTAATATTTTTAAGTGGATTATATTTTACATCCATAACTAAATTCCAGCACTCTGATACCCAATAAAAAAAATTTTTCATGTTGCCCACCATTCTGGTTTAGCCCTACCTTTCTCCCATTTTGCATAGTGTTTCTCATGGGTACAATAATCTCTGTATGCTTTGATAGGGTCATCATTTTTGTACTCATGAGGCATAGCCTGTGCTAATGGTGTTTTAATCCAGCCAGTACGCTTAATATTATCTGGTATTTTAGATAAATGTTTAGCAAGTTTAGTTATACTTGCATGTGTCTTACCATATCTGTAATTATATTCTGTTCCTAATGCTAAGAAGTGTCTGTATAACCAAAAGTAATTAGCACTACATTCTCTAGCCCATACTGTGCATGGATGATTCCAATAGGCTCTTTTGTATAAACCTACCTCATCAGCGTAGTCATTACCATCTAATTCTCTATGTGCTGTACATAACATTTGTGCTGTTTCTAGTGGCATTTTTACTAGCATTTTATCTGGTTGTGCTTGTGCCGATAGAACAGGACAGTCATAAAAATAAAATATATTCATAACAATCTATCCTCCACTAATTTAATTACTTGTTTTTCATTATACCATAAACCTGAATAGGTTTCAAGTGTTCCATTTTTCCATGAAACATAGTATCTTTTATATCCTAACATTTTACAATAAAATATGGCAACATTACCATATGATTTAATTAATACTCTCATCTTCCTTGCCCTCTATATGCTTTATAACTTCTGCGTTTATTTTTATTCATGTGAGCTGTAGATATTTTAATCTTTCTACTACGCCCTCCTGTGCCTTGTGATGTTACTTTTTTAACATGCTCTATAGTTTGTATTGTTTTTCTTATAGCCATTTTAATTTATCCTCATACTGTATCATAATCTTCATGTACTCCACTTTCAAATAAATTTTCTGCAATAAAAAATAATATATCATCTCTATCATCATCTTCATGCAGTCCATATGTTTCACTTATGGTATGAACTTCTGCTTCAAGTTTACCCTGTTGGTCTAACAGTTCTACTTCCTGCATTATCTTTTCAAATTCTTTTTCATTGTGTTGACTGCTCATTAAATATCTCCTGTCTGTAAACTGTAGGTACAATATCTTCTCCCTCTATTCTACCAAAGGGACTACTACATACTTTAATAATCTGACATCTATTGTCAAACTTTTGTTTTTGTTCATCACAAATATCTTGTGCAACTTTTACTGCTTCTGTATCACTATCAGACCAAATATTTAGTGATAGTTCTACTCTATATCTATCTTTCATGTTATCTCCTATAATGATTTTAATTCTTCCCAATCAGGCACATCTTCTATGTGTGGATATTTATCACTTCCTACATGCAGTCTTAATATTCTAATCGCATGGATTATATCCAGTTCCATAATGTCTATCCATTCTTCACGACTTTCACTATAATACACCCATTTGTGGTTCATGTCAATAGGTATAGTTTTACCTAGTATTTTTTGTATTTCTAATACTTGTTTAAGTTTCATTATCTATCTCCTTATATAATATGCTTAAAAGGACAGGTGACCACATAATTTGAGAGCTACTCATTGACAAAGTTTCGAACCTTTGCATTAATCAGATATAAAGAAAATCTTTATATACCTTTTCAGACCACTCTTACTAGGAAACTTATTTAAAATTTGTTTCTTTGTAAATTTCTGCCCTTGTAAACATGCTAGTTTTTTTCGGAACTAGCAAACCATATCATGTATCACTATCGGTTCAACACCTTGCTATCTCATACATGAATGACAAAACCAGACATATCTTGTCGTGCCTTGCCCTTTGCTTTTAGACCAACAATAACATTGTCTTTATCTAAAAATCTTAAATCTGTTTCATCTCCATTAATTACTTCTCTACCCTTAAAATAGATAGGGAATGCTCCATTAAATACTACTGCTATGTTGTATGCAATCTTGTCAAACAAACTAGCATACTTTTGATTAGCTTCTGAATAACTCCATGTTAAATGATAGTTATCAATATGTGATACTTTTCTTGTAGGTATCTTTGTATAATCATAGAACTGTATATCATAAAACAACTCAAATATATTTTCTGGTATTTTCTGTAAAAAACTATCATACTTTTGATAGAATTTTGGTAAAGGAATATTTTCCCATTGTATATCACTTGTGCCATTTAATCTAATTGCAGGTGTTATATCTTTTCTATAACAATATTTACAAAACTTTATAATTTCCTGAATTAATAAAGACATAAATTCATCTCTATTGTTTAAAAACATATCAGTTCTACGCTGTCTAGCTTCTTGTATGCGATTAGTATTCTCGCCCTTCTTGAATATACCACCACGCCCTGCAGTATTTAAACATGCAGTCTTACAAGAAGCTATGTCTTGATATGGACATATCTTAGTGCTAATAGGTCGCAAGTGCATGATAGCTGTAAGTATATTATTATACTTTTTAAAACCTTTTATAGTCTTTGGATTATTGACTGTAAGTAATTTATACATTTTAGCCCCAGTGTATTTTTTCTAGTAAATTTAGTTTCTTTTGATGTGCTTCTGATATTTCTACAACTTCTGGCATATCGTTGTCAAATAAAACATATTGTATTTCACTGACATATACGCTTCCCATATCTGCATAATATCCATCTCTCTCTTCTATGTGAACCATTCTAGTTATACCCTTCATGTTATCCATGATTCTGGCAAATCTAGGTTTATTTGAAATCATAGGTATAGGTGTTAGCTGAACTCTCATACCTTTTCTTAAGTCATTGTGTGTCATTTGTATCTCCTTGTTGTGAATTGCCCTACCATTATAAGCCAACAGTAGGGCGTTGTCAAGTCAAAGTTTAACTAAACTTTGCTATTAAATCTTCAATCATTTCTCTAGGATTAAAGTCTCCTGACATACCTGCAAATCTAACTTCTTCAGTAATTTCTTGTCTAATTGAATAATCCATATGACCAAACTTTACTTCTATGTTAGGTCTATAACCTTTATAATTTTCACTTACTATGCCATCATTATATGATTGATAGCCTTGTTCTTCATTAAATTTTTCAACTCTTTTATGAAGTTCATCTCTTGCAGAATTTAATTCTCTTCTAGCTTTTTCAAGTCTATCATATTCTTTTTGATGTTTTGTAGTTTCAGCAAGAAACTTTTTCCATTCTGGTTGAGATTTAATATCTTTCTCATAAGCTTTTCTTCTTACTTGTTCTACACTTTTGACAACCTTATTTATAATTAAATCTTGGTCGCATATTCTCATTTGTGCCATAATATATCTCCTTTATAATAGCTGTTAATAAAAATAATCCATGTTAATACGAGTTCATGTATTGTAACAACTCATGACTGTTGATTTACATAACATGGATTACAAGGCAGTTTTTGTGAGACAGGTCTGCCAACTACTATCAGTTCTACCTTCTTTAAAGTCATACTCCTGATTGCTGATGACTATATACTTAAAACATAGGAATAAAACAAATATATTTTCTTCCAAAGTTTAATACTCTACCTCTACCAGTTGTATAAGTACCATACTTATTAAAACCTCTAGTATTGGTAGCAATTCTAAACTTTAATCCAAATAGATTAAAGTGATAGAAAAACTTTTTGTTATCATAACTATCTGTAAATACTTTTATCATATTATCTCCTTTTAAAAAGCTAGTTTGGTTTATTAAAAGCTCTTAACTAGCATAAAAGAGCTATCGGGAATGTTTCCAGATTTTATTTTGTATCATAATCAGTATAACACTAATCCCTAGAGACCAAATGATATTATTTGATGTGGCTGTAAATATATACCACCTTTTTATTTGGTGTCCTGTTGATTGATGTTGCACATTATACTCGATAACGAAGTCGTTGTCAAGTCAAACGCACATGTAAATTATTTATGATTTAATGTACCACTCTTAAATCTTGTCCAATACATATTTCTTCGTCCAAAGATTTTAAATTAGAATCTCTATCTTGTAAAAAATCTAAAATTATATAAACTAAATTATCTCTTGAAAGTATATTATAAAACAGTTCATCAATTTTTTCAAAAGCTCCCTCTTGACTTTCACTATTTTTTATGATATACTTAATAGTACTTATTAGTTCTTCTTTATTATCTATTTTATTCTTCATAATAACTCCTTATAGCTTTATAATGTTCCATACAGTTCCTTGTTCCATAGTAGTATCATTTAGATAGTCTTTGGTTGAGTATAATTTAACCCACCCAAATTTATTTTGCCATAACATACTTCTATCTTCTTTATGACTGTAGTTGTGTTTATACTTATAACCCTCTGATTTGAGGTACAATTTAGCCTTATCAAGACTGTTAAACTTTACAGGTTTTATTATTGCTTTACCAATAATATATTCTAAATTTTTATTCATTATATCTCCATATAATTAAAGCTGTCAAGACTATC